ACCTTATTGATTTTACTTATATCAAGAGGAAATTTTGCTTTCTTTTCAAACTCTCTAAGTGTATTCCCTAGGGAAACATAATGGTTTATAGTTGTTTTTCTCATTAATCCGGATTTTGTTGTCCGGCTTGGAAGCTCCTTTAAAAACTCCTCATATATTTCAAAGAAATCTGATTTAGGTGGAGTGTATTCATGTATTTCCTCTGATTCTTTAGGCTTTAAGGCTTCTATTAACTCCTTTTTGGTTGGCACTCTTTTATGTACCAATGAATATATGTTAAACACTTTGTCAATGCTTACAAGTAAGTCATTTAACAACACACCATAGCTTTTTAACTCTTTGTTTCTTGGATCAATTGAGGCTTTATGCTTTTTGGTCGGTGCTGGTATAAAGGCATCTGGAGGGATCTGAAAGTCTGTACTAAATTGATGCCTGTTTCCGCTCCAATTTATATCAATTTGAATCTTCGTATACTTAAATTCCGGATTAAGAAGGCGAACAGTTACACCCATAAAATTGTAATTTGTATATAATGCTTTTTATTTAGAATTATTATTAAAAAATAGGTTAAACACAATTATTTTTTTTAATATGTGTTAAAACATTAAAACCGCAAACTGAATGTGATGTATTAGTTTAATTTTGTTTTATTAAGGCATTTTTATGAAACACAACCCCCAATCCAACCATCTAAAGGAGTGCCAGAATCTACTGGAAGAAATTAAGCAAATTAAACTAGCTATTAAAGAAAAGGACGAACAAATCGAAAAAGTAAAAAATGAAAATACTGAATTAAAATTAAGAATTGGGATTAGAACTGTCTAATCTCTTTCTTAACTCCCTGTTTTCCATTAAAACCTCTGAAAGTATTTTATCCTTATTTTCTAATTCCTTTTTTAATTTAGACAACTCATTCTTTAACGCCTCAATTGCTTCAGGTGTTACCTGATTGACTGTGTACTTTTCACCTGTACCTGCTTTTATCCATTCTTCACTTATATTATACCTTTCTGAAAGGCGAGTAACATATTCATCCTGCACAGAAAAATCCCCCTTCTTTAGCCTGTTAAGCAAAGTCAGATTATCAATCTTTAATTCCATTAGTAAAGCTCTTCCGCTTTTAACAGTACCATTCTGAATTAACTCCGCTATCACCTCCAGGAACCTTCGGTCTTTTGGCGTTCGTGGATTCATTTCTTTGTCTTCCATACAAAAAATACTTCCAAAATATTTCCTTTTTAAATTGACATGGAATCAAAATGGATATATATTTGTATCAATGATAGCAAAAACAGCAATACTATGAATACACATTCTGATTCAGGCGCAAATGTAACAAATTATGTTCAAATGCCAAGTCGCGTTCCAGAAGACCTAAAAAAAGCCATTGCAAAAAGAGCTGGGGAGTTAACCGCTATAAAAGGTAAGCGTGTAGCTGAGAACGCTGTAATAATCGATTTACTATATAAAGGTCTGACAGCATAATTATAAAAAAACCGCTATGGATATTTTACAATTCCTTGAAGCGGATTTTGAGCAGCAAGTCAAACATTTTGAGTATCAGGTGAAGCCTAAAAAATGGCAATACTTAGATGCCTGGGAATATCTTATCAAAGAAGCAGTAAACGGAAAGGATATTTCTGATAAAGACCTGTTGATTTTTGCCCTCAGATACAAAATCCGTCAACTAGAAAGATTCAGAACTTAGAAACGATGACAGCTACCCTTAACAAACAAACTCAGGTAGTACTTCCTCGCTACACTGTAACTGAAGAAGAGTGTGAGGTATTGGTATCTGGTCGATATGTAACTATAGGTTATGAATTGTGCAATCATTCACAAGCAATTACTATCAATACTGCGGATGGAGAAGAGGTAGAACCGGAACTGATAGAATATTACAGAGAGAAAGTCAGAGAGTTTTTGCACCATAAAAACTACGAAAAAAGAAAAGGAGAACATGAGTAATGAACCAGCCAACATATAAAAAATCATTCCCAGGTGTACAGCTCGGAGAAACTACGGGTAAAGTACCAACCTATAAAGAAATGTCTGAACCGCTTTGTAAGAACAAAGACATACAGGCGAGACAGAGATTAAATGCAGCGGCTCCGGAGTTGCTGGAGGCTTTGGAAAAACTTGTAAAGTATGCTTACTCAATGGATGGTTTTTCAAAGTCACAAGCCATTAGAAATGCACAATCAGCCATTAAAAAAGCTAAAGGAGAATAAGCCATGATCACAGCAGAACAATTTATAAGGTACATGCGGAGGATCTCTGAGGCCAATGTTGCTCCGGCTGCTCCTTACAATAGGAATGTATCTAAGGAAGTAACAGACATTTTTAATGAACTTGGAATTGATACCGGTCTGATACATAAAGAAAGTTGGGTGTTTGATGGTCTTGTGGAAAACGACATGATTAAATACTACATAAATGAGTCTGTACGAAAAGCTTGCTGATGCAATAATCAATGATAAGCCAACACCGAAAGGCTTATGGGATAAAATAATATGTTTCGATCACAAAGAATACAAGGAAGCATATTATAAGATTCTGAAAGATAAAAACAAAGCTCTAATCAAATCTATAAACGAGTAATAAACTTTTTTTTATGACTGCTATAACCAAAACAGAAAAGCAAGAAGTGGATTTACAAATGATCTCTAAAGATCTTAATCCTACTTTTCCGGTACTCCTGCAATTTAATAACTACCTGAATAAGCCACCAAAACTAGAGTGGGTAAAGGTAAACAAGCACGCACAGAACGCAAAGTATTTGCCGATAAGGATAGTTGAATCACTTCTAAGATCATTCTTTGGAGTGTACCAGGTTGAAATGAACGGACAGCCACATATTATCGGAAACAGTGTTGTCGTGTCGGTTCAATTAAAAGTATTCCACCCCATTTTAAAAGAATGGCTTACATATGCCGGAGTTGGAGCAGTTCCAATTCAATTGGAACAAGGAGCAAACCCTTTAGAATTCGACAAGATAAAAGCGAAAGCTCTACACATGAATATACCAGCAGCTAAATCTTTTGCAGTTTCTAACGCAGCGAAAGCACTTGGTAGAATATTCGGGAGTGATTTAAATAATGATGAAATAAGCCAAATCTATAACGTCTATGGCCTCTGATATTTTCGACCTGCTTAATGAGCAACTTGATAGCATAAATTACAATGAAGATTCAGCCGAAGTAACAACTTCACGGGATGAATGGCACCAAAAAAGACTTGGCAAACTAACATCTTCCAGGTATGAAAACATGATGCAGAAAGGCAAAGGAGAAAAAAGATTCGGCACAGAGTGCATGAAATATGTATACGAAAAGGTCGCTGAACTTCTAACTAATGCTCCACATGTTGTAGAATCTCAGGCTATGACCTGGGGGTCAAACATGGAAGCCGAAGCAATAAAAAAATATGAGGAGGAAACAGGTAACAAAGTTACGCCAGCTGATTTTATTGAATTCGGAGAATTTGCCGGTGGTACTCCTGATGGCCTGGTCGGTGATGATGGTATAATTGAAGTTAAATGTCCTTTCAATCCTGCAAACCATATTGAATACATTTTAAGCAACAAGGTTCCTGATAAATACTTGTTCCAGGTTCAGGGTAACATGATGGTTACTAGCCGGAAGTGGTGCGATTTCATAAGCTACGATCCGAGAGTAAATGAAGACAAACTAAAAATCTTTATTGTCCGGGTTGAGCGAAACGAAGAGATTATAACAGCTATCAGAGAAAGAATTACAGAGGTATCAGAACTCGTGAAAGAGCTGTATACAAAAGCATTGTTAAAGCATAAATTAAGTTAGGGTTTAGTTATCTCCGGTTGGAGTAGTTGACCAGCCGGGGATTTATTTAAAAAGAGAAAAGATATTATGGATTTAAAATCAAAAATTGAAGTCATTGGAGGATTAAGTGTACTTCTAATGTTTATCCTTCTTGTAATTGTAATATGGTTTCCTACTGTACTCTTGGGAAAGATAATCTTAACCAACTTGTCTTTGATTATATTTCTACTGTTTGCTGAGAAAGCTGCAAGTAAAAATAATTAACAAGGTTTTAGAAAGGCCTGGTTTAACCCGTGTGTGCGACATTAAGAGGGATCGCAACCCTCCACGGATTCAAAAAATAAACAAATATGAAAATAGAATTAACACATATTGCCCCTTATTTGCCTTATGGTGTAAAAATATATCCATATCAAAAAGGAGATATATTCAAAGAGCTACATGCTGCAATTATCATGCTTTTTGTAGATGGTTTTTTTGATAGAAAAATAACACTAAGACCTCTTTCAGATCTTATAGAGGAAGTAGAGCATAATGGAGAAAGATTTGTACCGATTCTTGAATTGTTTAAAATTAGCTTAGGCATCAACAATGTAATGTTATCGGAAATTACATATCATAATCAACCACATCAATTACATTTTAAAATTACAAACCCAGATCAAGGGGTGTATAAAAAAAGAGGTTCGTTTTATTTTGACGGTCAAGCCTTTTCCTTATATATAGATCAGGCTATACATGTAAGCAATCAATTAGAGATGTTTCAAAAATTATTCGAATGGCATTTCGATGTATTTGGACTTATAGAAAAAGGCTTAGTATTAGATATTAATAAAACATTCAAATAAGGTTTAACCCGTGTGAAGATGCACGGTACAAATAATAGAGTAGTAGTTTAAGTTGGAAAAACGTATTGGCTGGCCAGTAACAATACATGAAGGTTCAAACCCTTTCTACTCTTCAAAGTGACTGACTAATTGCGCAATAAGAATAAAGTTTCACTTAGAGATATGTCGGTTTGAATCTAAGTTGCCAGCCATACGATTGGTTGACCAGTCCGGGAATAGTAGCGGACAAATATAGAGAGATGGCGGAATTGGTAGACGCTTACCCAGGAAAAACCTGGTAAATAGCACGTTCGATTCGTGGTTCATATGGAAATGATAATGCCTGTTCGAATCAGGCTCTCTCTACAGGGTAACGACACAATGTTTTGAACCCGTTCTGACTAATACCGAGTGAGGTTACTTAATTGAAGTTAGTCTAAGGGGTGACCGCTGAATCAGGTCACATTTTAAACCTCTTACCCTGATGTGTCCAAAGAAACAAAAGCTTCCAAAGCAAAAGAGTAAATCAGCACTAATTAAAAAATTAGACACAGTTTACTCTCTGTATATCCGGTACAGAGATCTTGATAACAATGGACTTGCTAGGTGCTTTACATGTGGCAAAAGAGATGATCCAAAGAATTTACATTGTGGTCACTACTGGAGCCGGAGACACTTGTCAGTAAGATGGGAAGAGGCTAATACTGAGGTTCAATGTTACGCTTGTAATTGCATGCAGGAAGGGAATAAACCAGCTTTTACAATTGCTTTAATCAGAAAGCATGGTGTAGGTATTCTTGATAAACTGGAATGGAAAAAGAATAACGAATTCGCACCCGATGCCTTTACCCTTGACTTACTAATCAAAGAATACACAGAGAAACTAAAATTAATTAAGAAATGAAAGGACTTGAAGATTCAGAAAGTACAGAATTTGAATACATAAAAAACAGATATGGTGTTCCTGCTGAAATGCATCGTGAAGTTATTGTTGACGGCAAAAAGGGGGTAATAACAAAAGATATGGGAGGCTATATTGGTGTTCATTTTTATGACAAAAAAACTGTTGAACCTTCGCCATGTCACCCAACATGGGAAGTACAATATCTTGAATCATTTAATTACAAACCGCCAATTGAGAAAATGACAGCCTCAAAAAGAAGATATAGAGATTGGTTAAATTCTGAATCAGGTCTAACTTTTAGCGAATGGCTAGGGATTAAGCCAAAAGAAAAAAAATATTCCTGGATGGAATAAAAAAAATATACAATCAGAAATTGTTAATCACCCTAAACCCTAACCATATGAAACCAACTCTACATAACAGTACATAAATGGAAGGAATCTATAACCGAAGGTTAGACGGGAAGCCCGATTTAACTATCAGAAATAACAACAGCAATCCACCCTCTCAGGGTCCAAAGCTGAACGAAAAGTACATGACCAGGAACCTGGTAGAATCCCGCGAAGAAGCAATCGAATCAATTCAGAAATTATTAGATAAAAGACGATGATACCTGACTATGTAATTACAAGGGGAATCCCTGTGTTTTTCTCATCTCTGTTCCTGGTCTTTATCTTACACCACTTTGTGTTTGGATATTATGCAAGGATCACAGAATCAAAGCGTCTCAAAAAATTTTACCCTAAGAAAATAAGGTAAGTACACATCTCCGGTAAATTAAAAACCGGGCGAAAATACAATTGTTTATTAAAATTTCAAAAAATGGAAAAAATACCTGAATCAATAGAAGATTTAAACGGCAAGGATATTCTGATAGGTGTTTCAGGAGGGATAAACTCAGCAGCAGTGGTTATGTGGCTGATTGAATCAGGATACAAACCCAAGTCTGTGCATTTATTTTATGCTCACTTTAAAGAGCATTCACCTGATACATTTCCTTTTGTAAAGGATATAATCAGATATGCCAGGCAGAAACTAAGCAATGTACATGTAAGTGTTGTACGAAATTCAGTCCTTGATTTCTTCAGGAAGGAAAACATAATACCACATCCGGCAAATTCTCCATGCTCTAAAAGGCTTAAAATTTACCCTATCAATAATTATGCAGCTAGCAATGGAATATTCATTGACCTAGTGGGATATGTTAAGCATGAAGTAAAGAGGCGAGGAGAAAGACAGCAGAAGAATATGGATAGGGGCTTGTTTTCTCTTGATAAACTATATCCAATCGGGGAATTTACAGATGATTGGTGTTTTGAGATTGTCAAAAAACATATTGGCTGGTATCCGGCAATTTATGACATCTTAGACTCTAAAGGTAAAAGGATATTTAAGCACAACAATTGCCTTCCTTGTAAAAATATGTACCCTCACGAAATAGAGGCTATAAAGCAATATTACCCCTCATACTATGATGATGCTATGCAACTAAGCAGTGATTTAAAAAAGTATTGGGGTAGGGATGAAGCAGAGTTTTATTCAACCTTTGGCCGTGATTTAGGCCAGGAAAGCACTTGTAGTACATGTAAATGGTAATATCAAAAATTCAAATTTCTTTCAATAGCATGGAATTCAAAATAACTGAAGAAGAGTGTAAAGATCTAGGGTTCTTTCTTGTCGAATTTGCAATCGACGGCATGAGTCAGAGACGATACCGGAAGTATCCACAACCAGGAGTATCAATCAATGTCATCTACACAATAAGCTCAGAAGGAGAATATCTCGCTGGATGGGTAGAAATGATAGTAGGTGTAAAAATGATTAACGTCAGAATTCACACACTGGAGGAATTAAAGACCCTTTACGGAATATTTCACGAAACAATTTTAACAGAATAAATAATGGCAGGAGTAAACAAAGTAATTTTAATAGGCCACTCCGGGAAAGATCCCGAAATCAGAGCCTTTGAAAATGGCAAAAAGGTAGCAAGTTTTTCACTGGCCACAACCGAAATCTACAAAGATAAAAACGGTGAAAGAGTTGAAAAGACCGAGTGGCATAACATAAATTTCTGGGGGCCACTTGTAGATGTAATTGAAAAATACGTCAGAAAAGGCAGTAAACTTTATATCGAAGGTAAACTAAGAACCCGCAGCTACGAGCAGGACGGAGTTAAAAAGTATTCGACAGATATTGAAGGGCAGACATTAACAATGTTGGATTCAAGGCCTAATACTGGTACAACGCAAACAAGTAGTTCACCTGTTCCACCACCTGCACCTGATGAAGATCTTGAAGATTTGCCTTTTTGATGGGAGGTAAACGAGGGGGTGTGTAGCCCCCTCTATAAATAAACCTGTGAGTTTTAAATGTCAGATTGTTACTGCAAATAACTCTCTGAAAGTCCAATAGGAATAACTGCAAAATATTCCTACCTGGGCGCGAATATATTATTTGTGTTTTAAACCTGCAAATTTTAATGGCGAAAAGATTTACTGACACTGATAAGTGGAAGAAGAAATTTATAAGGTCCTTGGAAGGACCTTATAAGCTCCTTTGGCTGTACATTCTTGATGAGTGTGACCATGCCGGAGTATGGATAGTTGATTTTGATGTTGCCCGTCTCAGACTTGGCGATAATACCCTTGATGAAACCCTCGCAGAACAAATTTTCTCAGAAAAAATCCTCAAGATTGATAGTGGTGACAAATGGTTGATTCTTGACTTTATAGAATTCCAGTACGGAGTTTTAAATGAAGAGAACCGAGCACATACCGCAGTCATAAAAACCTTAAAGCATTATGGTTTTTGGGATGATGATAAAAATGAGATAAAAAAAAATAAGCCCCTTGTAAGCCCCTTGCAAGGACCTTGTATAGGTCCTATGGATAAAGAGAAAGAAAAAGAGAAAGAAAAAGACAAGGATAAAGAAAAAGAAAAAGGGGCTGAAATTTCTAAAACAAACATCTTCCAGGATTTCACTTTTGCTGACTCTGAATTTCAATCTGTCTGGAAAGAATTCAAACAGATGCGGGTAAAGCTGAAGAAACCCATAACTGAATACGGAGAAACTTTAGGTCTTAAAGAACTTCAGAAACTTTCAGGCGATGACAAAGCAAAAGCAATCGCAATTCTGCAACAATCAATTAAAAATTCATGGCAGGGATTATTCCCACTAAAAGATAACTACAATGGAACGCAGCAATCAAACTCAATCAATAAGCCAGGTAATAAACCAAATCCAACAGAATTCAAAGGAAATACAACCTTTGGAAAGCTTTGATATTCTGACTGAGGAGGAAAAACACGCAGCACTCAGGGAGGCTGTGAGGGTAAAACAGGCCAAGTTAAACCTTGAAGAATACACCAGGAAACTGAAGACTCCAGAGGTACATGAGGTAATTACCGCAGAAAAGTTTTTAGAGATGGTTTTGAGGAAAGCTGAGACAGAAATTAAAAACTTTAAATTAAGCCCCGTAGAGCTTCAAATTTATACAAACCTGTCCTACTATTACACAGGTGACGAACGTGCAACAGAAGCCGGCTTAGACCTAAAAAAAGGTAATTTGTTCTTTGGGGGGTTAGGATGTGGGAAAACAACTGCAATGAAATTGTTTTCAAACAACCCAAAACAAAGTTATCTGGTGACATCCTGCCGACAGGTTGCAAAAGATCATTCAAAAGATGGAAATATTGACAAATATTTTGGAATGGTGCCATCACAAAACCCTTTTGCAACATTTGGACAACGGTTTTTAGCTATTTCTTATGATGATTTAGGTACAGAGTCACTGTCAAAACACTTCGGTAATGAGTGTAATGTTATGGCTGAGGTTTTTTTAAGTCGATATGAAAACGAGGTTCTGACCCATGCATCAACGAACCTAAACGGGGATGAGATTGAAGAATTTTACGGCAAGCGTGTAAGGTCCAGGCTTCGGGAAATGTTCAATGTTGTTGTTTTTCCTGAAAGTATCACAGATAAGCGGCAATGAGTTTCAACCCCTTTGAAATCTTAGTTCCGTGGCACCAGGAGCAGATAATCAGACTTACTGGTGTCGCTAAAGAGGTAAAGGAACCTGAGAAAAAGGAGAAAGTTGAGACTGACCGGAAGAAGCCCCGGAAATCAGATAAGAAAGAACCGGAAGAACCGGAGAAACCAAAATTCATTCAATCAAACATGTTTTAAAATGAACCACATAGAACGATTAATACAGATAGTTGAAGATTACTACCAGTTAAAACCTGGTGAATTGATAACCAAAGACAGAAGCCAGCCACTTGTACACAGAAGATTCCTGGCAATGTATGTCCTTAGAAGATATAGAAACGACGGCCCATCTAGGATAGCGATAGAGTTTATTTGCGATCATTCAACAGTAATTCACGGAGTTAGAGAGTTTGAGAATATTCTTGACACAAACCATAGTAATTACAGGATGGAGTTAAGGGAAATACTTGACTTATACCAGTCAGATATTTGCAATGTTGATCTATCAGGGATTACTCCGGAAAATGAAATTAAGATGTACCAAACCCTTGCAACCCTATGATAACCGATAGACAAATAGCCCTGATGATGTTTCTGAATCTACAGAAGCAAGCTTACGAATGGCAATGGGTAATAAAAAACAGCAACCTTAACGAAGCAAAGAATCAATTCAGAATTGCGCATCAGGCTAACACAAAACTTATTGATTTGCTTGAGAAAGAGATACTGAAAGAACCTGAAACCGCAGAGCAATACTACGATATTTCAGAGAAATTCAGCCGGGCATTAGAGAAGATAATTAACGCACCAACACCACAATTAAAGCAAGAGCTGGTAGAATTGTTAATTGCTTGGGTAGACGGCTCTGTACATGTGGTTGAGGATGAAAATTCCGTAAAAAAATCAGCCTGATTAATTGCAAAATGACTTGTTAGTCACTATATTAGTTTAACTTTAACAATCAGAAAAACAGGATAATGCTAATCAAAGGCTATAAGGTAAAACAAGTATTTTATCACTTTTCTACCTGTTGGATAATTGAAGGAATCCCTGATAAGTACTTTGTTTCATATCCACTTTTAAAGGAATACATAAGAATTTATTTACCAAAAAAATGAAAGTAAAAATCATAAACAACAGCAATAACCCATGAAAGTATTAAACCTTGTACTGAGTAATCAAGCTTTTCAGATTACTGGCACGCCTGAAAAACCTTATGAACTACGTGAGCCTACTGAATGGATACTTTCCAGAATAATTGATAAAAACGGAAATCCAAAAAATTACGATGTTGTTGAAATTTGTAATGGATACAGTAAAGGAAGAGAAAAGAAAATTTTTGAATTCCGAGGGTTTGTAATTGCTGGATGGACAGAGAAAATAGAATTTTCTAATGGTCTTAAATGGACTATTCAACCTGGTCACATTATAATAAAACTGGGTAAAGAAAAAATTAAAGACGAAGTAAAGGAGGAAGTAAAATGAAAAAGCTGACAATAATTGTGATCTCACTTGCAATGTGCTTGTCAATTTGTGGGTGTATTTATTCGGTAATATATCCAGAGGTTTACAAAACACCAACAGAATTCTGGGAATGTATGAGTGTATACATAATAGGGATAGTCTGCGGAGTATTTAATTTAAGTATGGTTGCAAAACTAAAATGAAACCAGTAACCCAAACCATAGCAGATAAGATAGTTTCCCGTGCTGAAGTAGGACTACAGAAGTACGGGCAGACTATGGATCGTAAAGACTTAGACTTTGGTCAGTGGTGCGATCATGCGATAGAAGAGATACTGGATCAGGCGCAATACATGGAAGCCTCCAAAAGAAAATACCGGTGGATGTCTTTGGTAATTGTGCAGATAGATTCACTTTCGCATCGGTCAGATCTATCAGATGAAGAATTCAGAAACAGAGTAAAGGAGATTTTAAAATGACTGATAAGCAAAGAAAGCTTATAGAGTTTGCCAGGTCAAACGGAAATAAGCTGACAAAGCAGGATGCGGTAAATCTGATTGGTGGAACGTATTACTGCAATGGAGCAAAACACACAGGAGATGTTCTTTCAAGACTTGTTAAGTCTGGTTTTCTAATAAGAATTAAGCCTGGAGTTTTTGAACTTGGAAAAGGTAAGAAAGAAAATCACACCCCAACTAATCCAAAACAAGTAAATCTTTTTTAAAATGAACCCAATAGAACAACTAATACAAGACTATAAGGTACAGATAAAGAGCTGTACCGAAACAATAAATGAAACATCAGAAAAGGACGATCTCGTAAAGCAGATCGCAAGACGTGGGGTATTTAATAAAGTAGTCTCCGACCTTGAAAGACTAAAAAAGGAAATGGAGGTAGCCAATGGATAATTTACAAGATGAAATAGATAAAATCATACGTGAAGAGGTGGAGTGTGATTGCAGTCCCGGAGCCTATGATTTTGATTCAGGAGAAGCTACTAAAAGAATTCACCTTCTCATCCTTAAAAAACTCAGGGAGGAAAAGGAGAAGGAAATTGAGAGACTAAAATTGGTAGTTGATTGTGTTCATATTAAACAATTTAAGGATGCAGAAGCTGAACTCGAAACCCTCACCAACCAGATAAAGGAGATAGAAGGATGAAAGCTATGACAATAAGTGAATATGCTGAAGTATTACAGTTTATTCAGAAGCATCACCAATTTTATTATGTACCCGAAAAAGATCTTGTTACAAAGCATTCATATAGTATTAAATATATCGATTGCACTTACGATACAAGATTTTCTGATATATGGTGTATAAAATTCAGGGGTAGATATGATTATAGGTTTGCAGTAAATACATTTTCGTTTCCTGGAGCTGAACCAGATAATAATATTCCTGACTCATTGTTTGAGTGGGTTATGAAGTGGTTAAAAGGTGAATGGGAGCCTGATGAGGATGTTAAAAAGTTACTCAAAAACCAGTGACAAATCAGTCACAAAAGATTGATTAAAACGTTGCAAATTAGTATATTTAGGTATGATTAAGCCGTCAGATTATACAGAAGAAGGAAAGCATTTGCCGGAATTTTTGAAAGACTTCCATGATCAGAAAGATGTCTTTAAAACTATCCATAATTTATATCATAAGGATGACAACCCTGTCCCTAATAACTTTAGGGATAATATGATTTTTACCATTGATTACTTTTTATGGTTTATGGGCCAGCATGGTTATAAGCTTCAGAAAGATAGAACAAAGAATGTAGAATTTCATGACATTCAGCAGACTATTGATAAATACAATGGTTACAGGGTTTCGATGTTATCAAAAATTATAAGTGACCAACCAAGTAATTCAACCGAATAAAGGAAAGAGAAATGAAAAGACTACCCTTAATAATTGCATGCTTACTGATAGTTGTTGCTTGGGTGATATTATCCCCAATATTACTTAGTATTTGGTTGCTTGGTGGAGATAAGCCAGCTTACCATATTACAGAGGCTTGGCACAATATACTTCAATGGGATGATAAAGATCCTAATTAAACTTTTCATGGTTAAGCTTTATACAGAATCCGAACTAAAGCAAATCAAAAGACAAGCCATAACCGACTATCTTAAATTAAGAGGATCTAAAGACCCTAAAATAAGTACAACCAAAACACCTGATTTAATAGAGATGGTGGTAAATGAAGAAGTATGAACTGGATAAGTGTAACAGAAAGATTGTCGGAAAGTGAAGAACCGGAACAGGTAATTGTAAACAGCAGGCATAATGGAACAGATGTTGTTATCTGTGCTGTGTTTTATAAAGGTGAATTTTATCATCTTGAATATTGGCAAACAGTGGAACATTATTCAGATCTTGATCCATTTGAGCGTATTTCCCACTGGATGCCACTACCTGAACCCCCTAAAGAATAGAACACATGGAAAAGATAACAGTAGAAGATAAGAAAAGAGTAAGATGTTTAAGTCCATTTGACAAGGAATTAAGTGAAAAGGATAAAATATTACTATATATCCGGGATTCAATTGCTGGTGTTCATACAGTAGGAAATACAAGTCCCTTTTCAATAGAAAGAGTTTACAATATAGTCAAGGGATACTCGGAAGAATACAAGAACCAGGCTATCCAGGAATACAAAGAGAAGCTGAAGGAGTCCCTAAGTAGAGGCAGAATAGATGTATGGGATGTTGTTCTAACTGATGGGAGTTTTGTTGAGAGAAAAGAAGAAATACAGCCTGATGGTGATTATCTTGATTTTGAAGTGGTATCAAAAATCATAGACCAAGTTAAACCATGTCCAAGTTCCAACCATTCAACACAAGAGGGATGAGAAGAGAAAAAGAAGTTCATGAGATATTTTTAAGAAATAGATTCAAGAAGGAATTTAGAAGTAGAATGCCTAACGATATGAAGTTAGGATACATGAAGCCTTTTTGCTTGGGCTTCTTTAATATAGTTCAAAGCTCCCGATTCTCAATTTGGGAGGTAAGATTTATGTCAGGAATAAACTAAACCCCATGACCAAAAGGTTAAGAATTGAAGACATACTTAAACCTGGTGCTAACTGGGAAGTGAAAAAGGTTGACTTTAACGATTCAGAAGTAATTAAAACCCTTGAAAGGTGTAAACAAGCGCAAGAAGAATCTCGGGAAAGAAAAAGATACAGACCTGAATTAATGAGACAAGTAATAACTATTTAACCCATGACCAGAGCAGAACAATATATAGAGAGAAAACAAGATTATATCGGTTTTCAAGAGGAAGGAGATCTTCCAATTATATTATCGCAATTCGCTAAAACCGCCTGTGAGATAGCAATACTGGAAGAAAGGCTGGGTGCTGCCAATGATAAAATGGCTGGAATTCCTTTTTCCAGTAAAGAAGAATCAATTCAGCAACAAATAATAGAAGAATTAGAGGAAGCCATAAAAGCCAAGGAGGAACAATGAGAGACAGAGACTTTTATAATCCAGTAATGTTTAAACTTGCCAGGGAGTCAAGAGGGTTAACCCATAAGGAATTATCAGACCTGTCAGGCGTTCCTCTTATTATTGTAATGTCATTGGAAAATAAAAGTGTGCTTATCGTTAATAATGATTGGATTCAAATGATTGCAACTATCACAAAATACCCTGTTGATTTCTTTTACCAGGAAGGAGAAGAACAGAAGATTAATCACCACTTTAAGGAGGAACAATGACACCTTATGAGATGATAAGACAAATTATAAGAGAGCCTATGAAAGAAGAGAAAAACAGCCGGGAGATATTCCTGACTAAATTAAAAGAATCTAAAGATAAGCAAATAGAAGAGCTAAAACAGGAGGTGGAAATGCTTACCATTTTAAACACTAATGTTCAAAGTGAAATACAGAAAATTAAGAAGGAACAATGAAATCAGAGAACAAAAACAGCCGGGAGATGGGTATATCACTAGATGAATTTTTAGGTTCGATGTGGATACTATTTGACCTTTGTGAAACAGATAAGGAAAAAGATGCTTACAGTAAATTAAAAAAGCATATTGCGTATCATGAAAACCAACATGGATATTATAAGAAAGCCCTCACCGCAGCAGAACAGGAGATAGAGGAGTTAGTAGATAAGCTTAATTTAAAATGTGAAGAGGTGGATTATAATAAATTTCTCTCAAATAAAAAAGACGAGCAAATTGAGGAACTAAAGAGGGAGAACGAGAGGCTGAATAATAATTTAAAAGAAGTAGTTGAAAAATTATTAGATAGTGCTCCAGGATATATTTTTAAGGATATAGTGAAAAAATACGCAGATTCAGAAAAGAAAGTCAAAGACCTTCAATCCACCATCGACCGCATGAAATCAGAACACGCAAGCTACATAGAACACCTTCAGTCTGAAATTGTAGTAAGTAAACAGATAAAACAATGATAAACTTTAAATCACCCCTTACATGGTTTTGGATTATTTTCACTAAGTATAACCACTGGATTAAGTGGATAGGGTTGATAATAGTTAGCCTAATTACTTTAATAGCATAAAAGTAGCATAAAAACCCTTAAAACCGGGATATTGTAAAAAACAACAAAATACAATTTTATGCCATTTGAAGAAGGTAAAAGTGGAAACCCAAACGGCAGACCCAAAGGTGCTGAAAATAAAGCTACTGCAAGAATAAAGGAAGCGTTTGTTAAACTACTGGAGGATAACATCGAGCAGCTTGCAATTGATGTTAAAAAGATGCAGCCTCAAGAAAGAGCGTACTTTTTAAAAGACCTTGCTGAATATGTTCTGCCGAAATTATCACGGGTTAAATCAGAAGTTACAACAGATGATAAGACTCAAGTAATAAAAATTGGGTATGGAAAAACAGAACCCGGAAGCGATACAAATTGATTTTAACCCTGATTTATTTAATGACTTGTACTGGCACCTGGAAGAAGACTTCCAGAACCCGGATATCAGGTTTATTTTTTTATATGGTGGTTCATCCGCTTCTAAGACATACACAGCCGTTCAGCAGGTAATAACAAGAATGTTAAGGCATCAGGAAAACACCCTGATACTTCGTAAGTTCTCAACTGACATCAAAGACTCAATCTATTCTGATTTTAAAGGTGTAGTAAGTAGCTGGGAGTTGAATGATTTTTTTGTATTCCAGCAGAATCTTATTATTTGTCCTTCTACAGGCTCGTACGTGCGCTTCAGAGGGCTTGATGACTCAGAGAAGGTAAAAGGTATATCCAACTTCAAAAGAGTTATCCTGGAAGAGATTTCACAGTTTGATGAAAAAGATTTTAAGCAGATCCGAAAAAGATTAAGGGGTAAAGAAGGGCAACAGATAATCGGAATTTTCAACCCGATTTCAGAGGAACACTGGCTGAAGATTAATCTATTTGATAAGCAGGGATTAAGGAAGGTTGACACAAACACCAATATAACCAGTAAAGAAATCAGCGACAAAGGTAATTTTGTGGTTTATAAGGTTACATATCTAAATAATAAATACATTGTCGGGCCTCATTTCGTAGATAAGCATACAATAGATGACTTCGAAGTAGATAAGATAAATGATAACGCTTATTATCAGATCTATGCACTTGGCAACTGGGGAAGATTGAGAACTGGTGGAGAATTCTGGAAGTCATTTGATCCTAATAGGCATGTAGTTGAGAATGATAAAAGACAGCTATTTAGGCCTGATCTTCCTATTCATATGACCTGGGATGATAACGTAAATCCATATTTACCTTGTTCATTATGGCAGACAGAAAATAAAAAGATCTGGCAGATAGATGAATTTGCCTTTGAGGATCCGCTAAATAATACAAAGCATGTTTGTAATGAATTTATGAAACGTTACCCAGCTCATGTTGTTGCCGGGTTGTTTGTATATGGTGATAGAACAGCTATCAAAGAAGATACAGCCAAAGAGAAGGGAGATAATTTCTATACTGGTATATTAAAACACCTATACGATTATCGCCCTAGATTAAGAATGCCTTCAGGAAATCCACCTGTTAATAAGTCCAGGAACTTTGTTGATGAATGTTATGCTGTAGAGTTTGAAGGGATTTCAATAAGAATAGGATCTAACTGTAAAAAGTCTATCCATGATTACACATATACCTTAGAAGATCAGAACGGTAATGTATGGAAGGCAGAGATAAGAAACCCTGAAACCAATGTTAAATACCAGGAATTCGGTCACTTCTCAGATGCAAAAAGATACCTGTTTACAATGCTGTTTCCTCAGGAATATCAGTTATATTTAACAGGTCGCAAAGGCATGAATATTACCAAAGGAAGATCAAACAGGAGAAATGGATATTGATAAAACAACACTGCTGAACAACAAAGAGTACACATGGGCTGATGTTAAAGTATTTTTGGGAGATAAGGTTATCGATGTTACACCTATGGAAATTACTGTAACACATAAGCAGATAAGGCAATTAAAAAGCGTAACAAAGGGTTTGGGTGGAACTCTTAAAAAGATCCGCTTACCTCGTAAACTTAAAAAGAAGTTGAACAAAACAAAGGCTAAGCAAGCCTAAAGCCGACTTTTAAGTATAAAAAATATTTTGAGATATGGAAGAAAAGTATAAGCGATATTTAAATGAACTCTATAAAGCAGGATTAGATGAAGATGGTATTGAATGTATAGAAAGAAACCCTATTAGCTTTGAAGATTTTTGCAAATTAGAACATGGAGGAAGGTTGTTACCAGCATATAACAATCAAGTTGGTATTTATTATTTGCATTTTGACTCTGATTACAACTTTGGAGATTAATTTTTAATAGCATAAACCCCATCCTAATCCCAATATTTTTAGGTAATTGCCCGCATGGGCTACCTTACCTCACGAGACTATCATAAGCAAATACAGTCAGAGAATCTGAACCAGGTTATAAGCAATGATCCACAGATTCTTATTGACGCAGAAACCACGGCACAAAGCGAGATAGTTAGTTTAATTTCCTCTAAATACGACACATCAAAGGAGTTCAGAGAAACCACCATTTACAACGATACAGTAATCTATAAATCAGATTCCCTGGTTAGTTACAATGGTCAGTTGTATTACGTTACCCCTCCAGCAGAAGGATTTAAATATAATAAGGTTTACTATACCGATGATTTAGTTCTGTGGGAAGATAAGGTTTATACGGCACAAAAAGACAGCCCTGGTATTTCACATTCAGAAGCCCTGCAATATGGAGAGTATAAAAACATTCCTTATTTAAACTATGCTCCGGACACAATCGAAGGACAGCCATATTGGGGAACTGGAACAACCTATACCATAACTGCCACACTTCCGACAGATACAAGCAAATGGACGGCCGGAGACAACCGAAATCCTCTAATTGTAATGTACATGATAGATGTAACCCTTTATCATGTTTTAAGCCGGATAGCTCCCAGGAATATTCCACCACTAAGAATTGACAGGTATAACGCAGCAGTAACAGCACTGAAGGAAATTAATGACGGTGCAAGGATGACTGACATACCACTGGTTCAGCCTGAGACTTACAAGAGGTTTATGTTAGGTGGCAATGTAAGACGTAATAACTATTACTAATGAATTACTTCAAACGAGTATATAACAAGCTTACTCAGGGTAAGAAACTCACAGAGCGGAAATCCACCAGGGCAACACAATTACACCGGATCAGGGAAAACTTTGAATCATGGCGTAATGCGATTAAACAGGCTGAACAAGACTACATGCCTTTCCGGGTTGAAATGCAGCGTATATATAATGACACTGTTTTAAATGGTCATGTTTTCGCAGCAATGGAGAAGCGGAAAAACCTTTCACTGCTTAAAGACTTTTGGATCGGAGTTGATAAAGAAGACGAGAACATAACCAAACTATTCAAGAATCAGGACTGGTTCTTCCAGTTATGCTCTCACATACTTGATGCTAAGGCGTACGGGTACAATCTTATAAACTGGTCAGCAATTGAAGATAGTAAATTAAAGGAAATTGTCATCTATCCAAGGCATTTAGTTAGCCCTGATCGCAGGAATTATACTGAGTATGCCAATATGTATACCGGAAAAAGCTTTGATGATCCTGAATTGCATGAATGGACTTTATATGTTGATACCCCGACAGAAAACGGGCAGTCACCTTGTGGTTACGGCTATCTGTACCGGGTTGCAGCGTATGAAATCGTGCTTAGAAATACATTAGGCGACAATAACACCTATAATGAATTGTATGGCCTTCCTTTTGTTCATGCTAAGACATCAGCACAAGGGGAGGATAGGGAAACACTTAAATCAGATCTGGACGCTCGTGGAGGAAATACTGTACTGATTTCAGATCTAACTGACGAGATAGAATTTCTATCCGGAACATCCAACGGGCAGGGTCATTTAACATTTGATAATCTTGAGAAACGTTGTGAACAGAAAATTTCTAAAATCATACTTGGTCATGCTGATGCAATGGATAGCACTGCCGGCAAACTAGGTAACCAAGGAACCGAAGACGATGGAGTGGGTAAAGCGCTATCGGCAATTGAGGCGATAGATAACGCATTTCTTGAAAATATAATTACTGAGAAATTATTCCCTAAACTTCGCAGCCTGGGATTTCCGATTCCGGAAGGATACGTTTTTAAATTCAAAAATGACAAGGAAGTCGAAGAAGCAGCACAAAAGAAGAATGAGAGCAATAAGCTTGTTGCTGATACAATAAAGCAACTTTCAGATTCCGGATTTGAAGTTGATCCAATGCAGATTGAAGAACTTACCGGGTTTAAGGTGAAGAAGAAGGAAGTAGAGCAGCCGGTAAAAGTTGGGCCTGTGGTAAAGAATAAATTAGATCAGATTTATCTGTGAACTACTCTAAAGATCAGATCCGGGCTTTAATAAAGGCAATATATGATGGTGTGGTGAATGTAATGAATTTACCACAGGGTTTATATTTTGCTATAGCCGAACATCTGAGAAGCGGGGTTTATAAAGGATTTGGAGGTAATTTAAAATCATTTGAGTACAATTCCCCGGATCTTGCGATGCTTAAAGAACTCAGGGAGAATGTTTATTTTTTCTCAGGAGCCAAGACATTCAACTATGTTTTAAGCACTGAAGAGTTAATGTTTGAGGGCAATGAGTTGTTACCTTACAATGAATTCAAAAAGAAAGCAGCAGACCTATACGAGCAGTATAATGAACATTGGCTAGAAGCTGAATATCGCACATCAATAGGTCAGGCGCAATCGGCAAGGTCAGAGTTAAAAATACAGGCAGAAAAGAAAATATTTCCACTGGTTGAGTATGTCGCAGTAATTGATGAGAACACAAGTCAGGTTTGCCGGCAACTTGACGGGTTAATTCTTCCGGTTAACGATCCGCTTTGGAAGACTCACAGCCCATTAAATCACTATCAATGCCGGTGCCTGAAACGACAAATCAGAGAGGGGGAAATCAGTAGGATTCCTAAAAACCTGATTAATCCTTCGCCATTATTTCAGAATAACCCCGGACTAACCGGAGAGGTGTTTAATAAACATCATCCTTATTTCACCGAAGTTCCGACAAAATATAAAGCTTACGCAAAACGAAATTTTGATTTGCCGGTTCCGGAAATTGATTAACTTGCCAGGATGGATCTCGGCAATCTTATTCAGTTAGTCAAATACCACAAAGTAACAGAACAACAGGAAGAGCAGATGCAAGACTTTTTTCTTCATGTAGACTCTGAGTATAAACAAGACAGGAAGACTCATAAAATAACCTTCAGTAAGAAAACCAAAAACTGGTCAGCCTCTATTATCGCCTTACTCCCTTCTAATTAATAGCATAAAAGCCACTTATGAAATAATACTTGCTGTACATTTCCAGTATGGCAGGTAAGAAATTTGATTTTTCCGACAAGCTTAAAAAGTTTAAACAACTCAAAAAGGAATTACCCATAATTACTGGTGAAGAATCCGTAAAATTCTTTCAGGATAGCTTCAGGCGTCAGGGTTTCTTAAATCAAACAGTTGAGAAATGGGCGCCAAGAAAATCAAAAAGACGCGGTGCAATACTTGTAAAGTCTGGTAGATTAAGGAGAGATATTCAACGAGGATATACTTCATGGAATAGAACCGTGATTAAAACCAGTGTGCCTTATGCGAAGGTGCATAATGAGGGGTTCAAGGGAATTGTTAAAGTTAAGACACATCAAAGGGGAGAATTTGGTAAAAGAAAAGTGGGAACAGGTACTTATTCCATAAAAACGAAAAAAGAGCGTAAAAGAACCGAAAAATATAAAACCGGGAGTAAGACTATTGAAGGGTATTCTAAGATGGTAACTATTCCTAAACGGCAATTTATGGGTAGATCCAGAAAGTTGGATATAAAGATAAAAACCACGATTGTAAAAGAAATGGATAAGTTATTTAAAAAATGAAACAGCTATATTCGGATATTAAAACAAAGCTTCAGGAGGTCTCAGGATTCAATTATATAGGTATCTGGAATAACCAGGTAGAAGCTATACAGAACAGAGACCCTGACGATTATTCAGCTAATACCTGGCCTTTGCCGGCATTATTTGTAGAGATTGTAACTTCTTCAGATAATATACAGCAATTGGGGAACGGGGTTCAGATATATGATCCACTGCCTGTCAGAATTCACATTGTAGATGATTTTTACAATGGAGATAACATGGAGGAAAATACCCGGGTGTTTGACCATGGACAAGCTGTTTATGCAGTGTTGCAAAAGTTTGAACCGGATGGTGCTGTTGCTTTTATAAGAACAGGTGAAGAACAGGACTTTGACCATAATAACGTTTACCACTTCATTCAGACATACACCACCAATTACATTGATTCCTCAAGAGAAGAACCTGTCGGATTTCTTGAGAAAGAACCACCAACAGACCTGGAAATTACCGGTGAGTATGAAAATTGATAGCATAAAGAACGCTTTGATTAATCACTCTTTATGATATTTCGGTCATGGCTCGCAACATAGCAACGATTAAGGCACAGATCCGGGAGGAAAAGAACACTCACTCTGAACTGGATGATTTGAAATTCGCTGAAGAAGGGGGTTCTAAGGCAGGTATAGGAAATGCAGTTGCGTATGATACAGCAGCCTGTATAAACATCCTGGAACAACTTTTAGATGTTGCCAAAGATGAGATTGAAAGTAGTATTTCTAAAGCTGGAGTTGGTACAGTTCCCTGGTTGCGTGAAAGAATACTGGAATTCCAGAAAGGCGATTATGTTGCATTTAATTCCAGTACCGGAAAAGTTGAATACGCCATAATTGACACAGTAAAACAAATACTCACCCGCTGCTCAGTTACACAGGATGGTAACAGGCTTGTAAAGGCCAAGGTTGCTAAATCCGATCCACCAGAGAAATTAAGTGACTCAGAAAAAACAGAATTAGAATTCTACATTAAACAGATTCAGTTTGCCGGCACTCAGATAAATGTCGTCTCTGAAGATCCTGACCTGCTATATGTGGAAGCGCAGGTTTATTACGATGGTCAATACTCAGAAAGTATTCAGACATCTGTAATTACAGCACTTCAGGACTATTGTAAGAACCTTTCTTCCGCAGATAATTTTAACGGTGAAGTAGAATTGAATGCAGTTGAAGAAGCTATTTATGCAGTAGATGGAGTAAAGAGAGTTAAGCTTATTGAAGTTTCAGCCAGGTCTGCAACAACTGGATTTGTCAGCCGGAATGTGATCTTCAAACTATCCACTGGAACAAATAACCTGAAATACCCGACATCGTCAGGATATATAATTGAAGAGGCCGAAACCGGAAACACTTTTACTGATAAAATAACCTTCATAGCTGCATGAGTATTTACGATGTTGATTATAGCATCATTTTCAAGCAGATCCTGCCGGTTGATAAGAGGGTGGAGCCTAATTTATCCTGGGGTACATCCCTGGTTAAACCTCTTCAATGGAATCACGATAACTTCTTTAGTGAGTATCTGGACGGTTCCAGCGCATTGGAATACGATGCCGGCACATCTTATGCACTGTTTCAGGAAGTAAGGTACAACAACCGGATTTATCAGTGTATTAAAGAATCTACCGGAAATGCTCCAACAAATACAGCATACTGGATTGAGGTAAACAAAGATTTCAGAGGAGCCAGGCAGCGGATTAAATACAATGGTCAGAAACTTGTACTGGAGTACATTTTAAATAAGTGGTTCGGAACAACATTTATTTCAAAACCTATTGATGAGTCAGTAAACAGTGAGTTTTATATCCGAAACACTAACGAAAACAGTAATAACTTCTTTGTTGGTGAAACCTCTCCCAATACATCATATGTAGCCAGTTATTCAGGAATTCAGGAATATTTTGTGCCTGAAGAATCTGGTATTTCAACCACCAATTTTAAAGTATACTATCCTGTTACTGTAATTCCATTAGAGGAAAGTGATCCAAAGTATAAACAAATGGTTGCAATAGTTGACAAATTCAAACTCTACGGAACTACTGTAGGGTATCAATCATATTAAGTATGAAAAAAATAGATACCAGTAACATCACCGGTGACGTTAAATCACCGATTGTAAAGAGAACCTTAGAGTTCTATAATGAAGCAATTGCAGAAGGAATTGAGGATCTTGTAAAAGCTTTATATGGTTCGTATACAGCTGATGATCTCGTAATTTTGCATGGATGCGAAGTAACAGCAAACATAGGAACAACCAGTTCTGTAACCGAAGGAGCTATTTATTACAATGGTGAGGTTTACCGGGTGGATGCAAATGCTTCTATCAATTCGCCTTCTAATACTTTGGTTTGGAGTATATCAAATTCCTTTGATGCTGGAGATCCAGTTTTGTATTCTGACTCAACAGGGTATAATCAGCATAAAGTAAGTAAAATGGTTTTAAGTAATGCTGTTTCAGGTTCCGGACTTGCTGATTACAATGGCTCTGAAATAAAATACCTGCATAAGCTATATAATAAAGCTGAACAGTCTGACTTAGACACCACTAATTCTGTAAAAGCCGATAAAAATCAAGGCTCGTATACGACAATATCTTTATTAAATGGATGGACTGCGGTGCAAACGTTACAATATTTAGTAGATCAATTTGGGTATGTTCATATAAAGGGGGCAATAAATGGTGCTTCTGCAACTAACCCACAAATTGCTGTAATTGATTCCGGAGCAAGGCCTCAGTATAATTTAACCTTTCCTGTGTCCGCCGCAGATTCCTCTGTTGTATTTAGTTTTGCTCACCTGGATATTGGTCGATCATCATTAGGGATAGCAAATATGTCAGAATATGGTATTGATAAAAATTACTATATAAACATCAGGTATAAGCATTAAGGAATAAAAATCTTACCTGTTTCTCCTGTATTGGTCCGGTAAATGTAAAAACCATTTACTGGACTTTTTACTTCATGGCCGTAAAGGTCAAAGTAGATGCATGTTGCTTCATTGGATATTGACTCATTAATACTAAGAACCTTTGAGGTAAAAAAATATTGTGGAGTAGGATCAGTAACATATTGGATAGATAATTTTGATTTACCACTATAATCATCAACTATTTTAAATTTAACAGTCTTGGTTACATTATCTGAATTAAATGGCAAAGAGTTTAATTCAGATATCTTTCCTTGAAAAACGATATGTTGATTACCATTTAGGGTATTATCAGGATTTACTTCAAAATATTTTATTGAAAAATTATCAGTTGACTGGAAATAACTTTGCTGGTATCCAATTTTAACCCAAGCAGTATCACCAACCTGAATAGTCTTATCCTTATGCGAAAACTCCCAAAGACTAACAGTTTTCTGTGAAAAACCACTGAATGAAAATGTTATAAACAAAATTAAAAATAAAGCTTTCATAGGCCTGGTATGTTTATATGTTCTTTTATGAATGGGTTTGTTGTTCCGATAAATTCCTTTCCTTGAATTAATACAGCTTGACCATGCTTGCTATAATTAATCATAATACTAATAGTAGGTCCATAATCAATTTGAAAACTTAAATCACCTTCAGGAACTGTTTCAGATTCTCCATTAACAAACATCTCTCTAGGGTAACCGTCAGTGGTTAAGCTTTTGGTTATATGCTCCCTCCTAAACACTCTACTACCTACTTCTTTCCGATAATATGCAAAGTAAGTATTATCAAAACATGCACAGGCTGGAGTGTTTTTTTTAATTAATCCGGTTTCATTAAAAACTGTATGAGTATCAGAATATAGGCATCTTATACTGTTTTGATAAAATGATAATGGAGTAGCCAGGAAAGGCAAAAGGATAAAAAGCGATTTCATAGCGTTAAAAATTTATCAGTTTAACGCAAGTATAAGTAAAAGGTTTTAATCTGGGAAATGTGCTTATTCAGAAGCCTTTTCCCTAAGGCTTATCATATAACGCTTCATCATTGCTTCTTTTTTATCCTCTGGCAATGATTCAAGAAAAGTCTTCACCATCATTTCGGCTCCTTCAGATCCTGACATATCATTCTCATAAACAAAAGCTTTAAATAATAAGTGAACTTTCGGGTGTGGATACAGCGCAATGCGCCTATCTAGTGAGGAACTGCGATATTTTCCCATACTTCAATTTACTTAAAGTAAAGGTATAAAACAAAGGTTTTAATAAGCTACAAGTAAGCTACTAAAGGCATTGAAAGTGTATACTTTTTTACCTTTCAAACATGAATTTCCTTTACACCATAGATCCTAATGCAGACGAACCTATAATGCTTATAGACAAGCATATAGGTTATGACGAACAGGATGGATACGGAGTAATTGGTAGTGATTTTTCAAGGGAATTATTAACTCTTGATTCTCTTGGTAAAAAGAAAATCAACATCTGGATAAATAGTCCAGGAGGAGCAGTAACAGACGGTTACAGTATTATTTCAGCCATTCTGAATACAAAAACAAAGGTTGATACTCATTGTATGGGTATGGCTGCAAGTATTTCAGCACTGATCTACTTGTCCGGCCGGAAACGACATATGGCTGATTACGGCTTCCTTATGATCCACAACCCACAAGGATCAACCAACTCAGAGGTAATTAAAACATTTAAAGATTCCCTTTTAAAGCTCACTTCAGGCAGATCTAATAAATCCGAAGACGAGCTTAGTTCTTTAATGAACCGCACAACATTTATAAATCCTTCTGAAGCCGTGGAAATGGGAATGTGTGACGAGATAGTCGCAAGCTCTGAGGCCAACAGGAAACACATGAGAACCGAGTCGATCGAAATGGCTTGGAAAGATGCTACTCTCATACTTAACAAAGTAATTACACCTAAAATAAATACAATGCTAAAGGTCACAAACAAACTAGGTTTGAACGATCAGGCAAATGAGGATTCTATTCTGACGGCTATTGAGAAGATCGAGAACAGAGCCAAAGAATCTGAGACTCTCAATAACAGCCTGAAAACAGAACTGGAGCAGGTTAAAAACCAGCTTACAGAAAAGGAATCCGCACTCAATACTCTAAAGCAGGAGAAAGAGGCGGCTGAAACTGCTAAAAAGCAAGCTGAAGAGGATGCTAAAGAAGTCAGTGCAAAGGATCTTGTAAACAAATTCACAGCAAAAATCGGTAATGACCAGGAGGTCGTTAACCTGTGGATTGAGGATGCAAAAAAAGATTATGAAGGCACAAAGAAGAAGCTGGAAGCAATGCCAGTGAATAAAACCGGAATTAAAATCGTGAACGAAGTAAAATCTGATGTTCCGAAATATACTGCCGCTGGACTGATGGCAACAATCAACAATAAAAACCAAAACTAAAAATGGCATTAGGATTTACAATCAATGATACCACATATGCCGGTGAAGTTGCTTCACAGTTCATTCTGAAAGCCCTTACTGGTAATGACACTGTAAGCGGTGGTCATATTTATGTAAAAGATGGGATCAAAAAGAAATTTACTATCCCAACTTTTGATGCAGATTACGAAGATTTCATTCAGGACACGGTTCCTACTCCTTCGCCAAAGGGAGCATTCACAGTGGATAAAAAGACACTGGAGCCGAAACCGTACATGATTTATACCGAGTTTGATCCGAATGATTTCGCCGATCACTGGTACGCAACTCAATTAAATAAAGATCTTATCGATCGCGCATTGCCATATACAGTAGAGTCTGTGGTAGTTCAGGCTGTACTTGCAAGACATGCAAAGTATATGAATAAGCAGATCTGGAATGGAGATACCTCAACTGCCGGAATTTACAAATATTATGATGGTATTATTACAAAGGCTGTCGCAGATTCTACTGTAGTCGATGTTGCTTCACCAACTACTCTTACAGCTTCAAACATTGTTGCAGAGCTTGAAAAAGGGTATGTACTAATTCCTGATGCTTTAAAGCAGGATGCTTCAATGAAGATCTTTATGAGCTATGCCAGCTTTGAGCTTTATGAGCAAGCGCAGACAGCCCAGACCTATAAAGGGAATGACTTTACTCAAAGAGGTAAGGATACTTACAAAGGTCTTAAAATAGTAAGGATTGCCGACTTCCCCGCAAATACATATTTCATCGCAAGAGGAAGCGCAAGCAGAGAATCTAACCTGTGGCTTGGTCTTAACTCAGTATCTGATGAAGGTTTGAAACTGGCACCACTTCAGGCAAACTCTGACCTGTGGTTCATTAAAATGAAAATGGAAGCCGATGTAAACTTCGGATGGGGAGCGGAAACAGTACTTTATAAAGCTTAATCGAAATGGCACTATCAGAACCAAGATACTCAGCAAACAGTGATAACACAGGTAGATTAATTACCTGTGACTATCCAACCACAGCATACGCAGCAACTTTGGCAATTACTCCAAAGCATTCAAGAACTACATATCAGATTGCGCTTACCGGAGCAATGACAGTTAACGCAACAACAACTTATTCTGCGCCTGATGATGAAATTACATTTCTTCTGAGTGCAGATGGAACTGCCAGGGTAACGACTTTCGGAACCAACTTTGTCAGTGCCGGAACATTGACAGCAGCAATAAATAAAAATGCTTCTGCTGTATTCAGATTTAACGGAACATCCTGGATTGAAATTTCAAGATTTGTTCAGCCGTAATGGAAATCCTGAAAGAATATTTGAAGAGTAAGCCCTCAGTTGAGAGGGTTTACCTCAATGAAAAAAATGAGTGGTTGTTCTATCCGCGTCCTGGATATCGTGAAGTATCACGTGATGAAATCCTAAACGAAAAAAAGAAGTCTGAAAAATGACATTTGAAGAAGCAAAAGAACACGCCAGAACCCAGCTTTCGGAGCAATGCAAAAAGGCAAAAAGTGTAATTGCTACCAGTGATGGATCATTCTATCTAAATGGAAATGCAGACACAATAAAGGCTCATGCTAAAGATCAGGGCCTGGAAGTGTTTGAAATTAAACCTGAACCGCCAAATAAAAAGAAATAATGGCACTAAACGATATTATATTCAGAAAAAGCCAGGGAGGATTAGGGAGACCGCAGGACGGAGAAGATTATATTGCCGGCTATATTGGCTATGTAAGTTCCTTGCCATCCGGATTTACTTCTTCTGACAGGGTTAAAGTTTTTTATCAGATTGAGGATGCAGAGGCTGCCGGTATTACTGATGATTATTCAGACGAAACAAAAGCCACAGGTTCTTACCTTGTAACTAATGCTGGAGCTGAAGGTGATACTGTTACTGTTAAAGTTGCTGAACACACTGATACTGTAACGCTTTGCTCCTACACGAGAACATCCACAGATACTACTGCCGCATTAGTTGCGACAGCAATCACAGCCGCAATTAATGCTGGTACAGATACTCACGGTTACACTGCTTCAGTTGCAACTGCTACAGTAACAATTACAGCGCGTCAGGGATTAGGAATATTTCTAAATTCTGGAACTCCGCTAAGTGTAACAATCTCAGGAACAGTTGCCGGAACAATAACACAGTTTACTGGTGGTGTTGCTTCAGTTCTTGCTGTGCATCATTATCATATTTCTGAGTACTTCAGAATGATTGAAAAAATCAGTGGACAGGGTAAGCTTTATGTGGGAATGTATGCGGTTCCTGGGGGTACTCCAACCTTCACAGAGATTTCAACGGTACAGACATACGCTGAGAAAACAATCAGGCAGATGTTTGTATATAATGATTTTACAGCATTTGCAACATCTCAGGTAACCACAATTCAGGGAGTTGTTGACACACTGAGCGAAGAACATGCACCACTTTCGATTTTATATGCTGGCAATATTGCAGCTGTAACTAATCTTTCATCTCTTTCAGATTTAAGATCACTGGATAGTGAAAATGTCAGTGTTGTAGTTGGTCAGGATGGAGCAAACACCGGTTTTGAGTTATTCAAAGCTTACGGTAAATCAATTACATGTGGCGGTGCAACTCTAGGAACCCTAGCAGCAATTAAAGTGCATGAGAATATCGGAAATGTAGCAAAATGTAATCTAAGCACAGGTACTGAATTAGAAGTTGCAGCATTCGCAAACGGAACAAAGTTCAGGGATGTTTCCAGTTCTCTTCTATCTCAGATCAACATGTATAAATACATTTTCCTGAGAAAACTAGATGGACTTACCGGAACATATTTTAATGATTCACACACCAGTACCAGCGCAACATCTGATTACTGCTACATTGAGAATGTCAGAACAATTGATAAGGCAATCAGGATGCAGAGAGCCGCACTTTTGCCAGCTCTGAATTCAAACCTTAGACTAAACTCTGATGGAACAATGACAGATGGTACGATTGCTTATCTGGAATCATTAGGCAATCAGGCACTAGAGCAGATGATAAGAGATGAGGAAATTTCCGCAGGTTCGACAACAATTGACACCACACAGAAGCCTCAGTCTACTGGTAAAGTATCTGTTTCAACCGAGTTAATAAGCTCACCGGTTGCAAGGAATTTTGAAGTTAAAATAGGATATACACAATCATTGTAAAATTGTAAAATGGCAGCACCATTAATAAACGGAGTTAATTATTCCTGGGCTAATATACAGATGATTCATTTTGGAATTCCAATTATAGGAATTACCAAAATATCATACAAGGCAAAACAGGCTAAGGATAATAACTATGGGGCAGGCGCAAAGCCTATTTCAAGAGGGTATGGTAATTATGAGTATGAAGGCTCTATTGAAATGTATACTGATGAATGGAAGAAAATAATTGCCGCTTCTCCTAATCGAGACCCGCTTTCTATTGCTCCTTTTGATATACCAATAATATTCGGAGGTTCCAGGGTTCTTGCAGATAAGGATGTTTTAAAATTTGTTGAGTATCTGGAAAATCCACTAGATGCCAATCAAGGAGATACGAAATTACTTGTTACCATTCCGATAATCATAGGAGATATTCAGAGATGACAGAGGAAGAAAAAAAAGAAGCAGATAGAATTGAAAGAGAAAAGGATGCTGCAATAAAAGAAAAATATGGAACTGTTCTTAAAATCAACATTTGGGATGAAGGAGTTTTAAGACAGGCATATATCAAAAAGCCTAACAGATATCAAATATCTCCAGTGCTTGCAACTATAGATCGTGATCCGGTTTTTGCATATGAATTACTTTGGAATTCCTGTAAGATTGACGAGTTAACAGATCCTAAAATCTTTGCCGATGATGATTTGTTCCTTAATGCAATGAAGGAACTTGATAAAATTACACCTGCAAAAAAAAAGAACTCGACGATCTTATAAACAAGTATTCACAAGGAATAGAAGAAGATGCAATAAGTCAGATCGATGGCTTATTGCATTTTTATTTTAAAGAAGATCCGGAAAAATGGGATGATGAAAAATTTGCTAGAAAATACGCACAATTAAACTGGATTTTAACCACAGGGAAAAATGTCTAATAGTGTTGAATATGTTTTAAGTCTCCGAGATCTTGCTTCAAGTAAGCTAAAAGATATTACAAAAGCCTCAGACCAGGCGGAATCCAGTCTATCAAACCTTCAGGGGGGATTTAATAATCTTGGAGGTAAAATTGGCGGTGCAATAGGCGGGTATTTGGCTTTATCGTCAGTTAAAGATGTGTTAACTCAGATGATTGAAGTCAGGGCAGAGTTTCAGAAGTTTCAGGCAGTACTTTCAACATCATTAGGAAGTGACGCAGAGGCAGGGCTGCAACTTTCATTAATACAGGATATTGCTTCAAAAACCCCTTTTTCAGTTCAGGAATTGTCCGGTGCATTTGTGAAACTTGTTAATCAGGGATTCAAACCAACATCTGAAGAAATGATAAAACTAGGAGATCTTGCAAGTTCTACTGGAAAAGGTTTTGATCAGTTGACAGAGGCAATTATTGACGCACAGGTTGGAGAATTTGAGCGATTGAAAGAGTTTGGTGTAAGAGCAGAGAAACATGGAGACAAAGTAAAATTCACATTCAAAGGAATTACAAAGGAAGTAAATTATACTTCAGATGCAATAAAGGATTATATAACTGGCCTGGGTGGAATGGAGGGAGTTGCTGGATCAATGGAAAAGATTTCTCAAACATTAGGCGGTCAGCTATCAAACCTTGGTGACTCCTGGGATAATCTTTTAAACACAATGGGTAGCCGGACAGACGGATTTATCGGACAAACAATACAAGGTATTTCAAACATGCTTAATACTGTATCCGACATGATGTTAACGGCTGGAGAGAGGGGGAAAAATGGATTTGCACAAGAGGTAATAGACTTTAAAAATGATAAAGAAAAGTCGTTTATTGAGGTCGTTAAAAATATGCAGAAAAAAGGTGGCAAATGGGAAGTTGCTGCTGATTCAATTATATCTAAAGATATTGAAAAAACAATTTCAGAATTAAGAGCGCAATTAAGTGAAGGACAAGACACATTTTTAAATTATAGAGAGTCTGCAAAAAATGACATGCTTAGTAAGTTTATTAATGGGCTATCTGGTCGGGAATTTTCTGAGGAAGATCAGGCTTTTTTAGACAAAATGGAGGTAAGCAATGCTAAAATTGAGGAAAAAATAAAAGCATTAAAAGGATTGTCTGCGGTGTCTATTTTGGATTCTTTTAAAAATAAACAAGCAAAAACTAAAGATGAAACAAAAGCAAAGAATGAAAACCTTACTAAAGCATCCAGGCCAACTCAGATTAATATTGACATAGGTAATCAGATCGGTAATCTGACATTTAATACAACCACAATAAAAGAATCTGTAGGGGTAGTAATTGAAGAGCTCTCAAAGGCTTTAGTGACTGTTGTAAATGATTCACAAAGACTAGCTAATCAGTAATGGCAGACAGATATGATATTCCAAAAGGTCAGGAACAAGCCGTAAATACCGGTAGAATGGTTATTAGAACCGTTGCTGGTGGAGCTGCCAGGGCTGTTGTTTACAAGGGTAATATTCCTGATGTTACACAGGATGAGGGGATATATCCATCCAGTTTCGGAACTCCTGTAATGTCAAACTTTGAGACTAAAGCAGGAAGCTACACAATTAACGGGGAAACTATTTCCTATCCTGCTTTAAAGTTCGATGTGGTTACTTTTATTATTGGTTTTTCCAAAAATATTGTAATCACAGACATACAGGGTGGTGATTCGGTAATCGAATACATTTCAAATAAAAACCGACTGATTACTATTAAAGGTAAAATAACCAGTACTAATGGAGTTTTTCCGCTTCAGCAATACAAAGATTTAATTGCTGTAAAAGACGCTCCTGTAAGTATAGAGGTGAATTCCTGGTATCTGAGAGAAGCTGGTATTTACAACATCGTAATAACAGATGCAGAGATACCACAGGAGCCGGGAAGATATTCTGAAGTACCATTTACATTAATGGCATTAAGTGACAAACCGGTACAATTAAGATTGAAATAATGCTTCGCTTAATCTCAAATATCACCCTTACACAGGTTCCCACAAAGGACTACCCGAGTCGGAATAAATCACTGAATTTTGATTTTGTGCATGAAGTTGAAATAAATTCTTCCTGGGCTAATCTGACTGATACAGCGAAGGTTGTTTTCCCTAAAAACCTTTACTTCCTGGATGAAAATAATCAGAATGTTTCACTGGAGGGGAAAAATATAATCAGCACCAAAACGAACCCGGTAATTCTACGGGGAGACAAAATAAAAATTGAACTTGGGTATATATACATTGATGAGTTTAACCAGAAGGCAACTGATTCAAATACTGTATTTGAAGGATTTATAAGCAAAGTTAATCCAAGAATTCCGCTCGAATTAGAGTGTGAGGATAACATGTATAAACTTAAACAGATCTCTGTTCCTAATAAGGTCTGGAAAGGTTACACACTACAATCAATGATGAAAGAAATTCTGAAAGGAACAGAATTTACTGTAAATATTGACGCAAAGACAACTATAGGAAACGATTTCAGAACTAATAATGAGACTGCCGCACAGGTATTAAACAGGCTTCAGAAATATGGCCTGGAAAGCTACTTCAGAGGTACAGAATTAAGATGTTCCGGGCTTGCTTACAACTATACAGATTCAAATGACGAGACATTTAAATTTACTCACAATATTATTGAGGATGATCTTGAATACAGAAGAAAGGATGATTTAAATATTGGTGTTAAAGCCTACTCTATTAAAGATGAACAGCAAAGCGAAACAAGGCAGGATGGAACCAAGAAAACTAAAAAGAAACGCCTGGAGGTATTTGTAACCAAGGATGGGAAAGTGAGCGAGGAAGGATTTGAAGGAGAGAAAAGAACCCTTTATTTCTTTGATGTAAAAACAGAAGACGAACTGGTCACACTCGCAAAAGAACAGTTAAGTAAGCTGCATTATGAAGGTTTTTACGGATCATTTTTAACTTTCGGCATGCCATTTATAAAGCATGGTGACAACGTTAAAATAATCGATCCGGTATTACCTGAAAGAAACGGGATATACAAGGCCAAGGGTGTGAACTATACTTTCGGTCAGGGTGGTTACAGGCAGAAAATTCAGCTTCATATTAAAACATCTGAGATTTATGTATGAAAGAGATATAACCGAAAGCATTAAGAAGATAGCCGGAACCTGGGGTAAAGATTATGTGCAAATTATTTTGGCAGAGATTGTAAGTGTGGATGAATCAGAAAGAACATGTATAGTTACACAGGTAACCGGGGAGTCTGAAACAGAAATCCCTGATGTTAATTTACTTGCCGAGTCTAATGACGGATTTCTGAGGATCCCAAAAGTAGGATCAAATGTTATTATCGCAGTAACGGATAATAATTCTCCTTTTGTTCTGATGTTCTCAGAGTGTGATAAGATTTATTCAATTCAGGATGAATTTCAGTTTAATGATGGTGCATATGGTGGTTTAGTAAAGGTTAATAACCTGACAGAAAAAATTAATAACCTGGAAGAAAAGTTAAATACCATACTTGATACATTAAAAAGTGTTGTAATTCCTTTAGCTCCATCAGGCACTTATGGGCTTATAGCGGATTTCGGAGACATATTGCCATTAACAGAAACAGATAAATCAGAACTTGAAAACGACAAAATAACTCATGGGTAAAGATTTTAAACTGGTTAACAACGGCCTATATATTAACCCGGTAACAAATGATTTTGAACTGGTTGAATCTGATAGTCAACATGTGGAAAATATCATCATCGCTGAGCCTGGATGGTACAAGGAATTCCCCTCTATTGGCGTAGGACTTCAAAAGTATAACCGTACAAGCGGTAAACAACAGGAACTCGACAGAGCAATTGCTGTAAATCTTCAGATGGATGGTAAAGGTAATTTAAAAATCAGGTCAATTTTAATGCCTGATGGTACTTATCAATTCGAAATATATGCCGCACCAAAGAATATTTGATAATGAAAGCATTTTTGATGTTTTAGTTAGAGGGGGGTCTAATTCAGAACACCTTATTTCTGTATTGCAGCAGAATAACATGACATTTTCGGACACAGTACCAATTGTTAGTAAGGATTCATTTTCCGTTGTTGCTTCAAATTCATACAATTTTAAACTATCAGGGGATCAGAGAGATTTATTTCCACTTGGAGGATATTTTATTTTTGAAAATGAGAAATACAAAATAACCGGAAGTTCATACGTTGCTATCGTTGGTCAGACATTTATTTCGTGTGATGAGACTATTTTTATAACCGGAGAGACATACCTGGTTTACACAACTACAAACGGATCGGTAAGAGATTTTTCAGATAGTATAAGTTTTGAGGCAACTTCTGAAAATATACCCGAGGTAAGTGTTATCGAAAAAGAAGATGAATCAAGCATAGCCACAATTAACGGTCTTGATGGACAATCAGTTTTTGATATCGCATTAATGACTTATGGAACTACAGAATATTTAATAAAACTCCTTCAGGATTCTAATATTGATAGCATAAACACAGCCTCTATTTACGGAAATACATTTACTTACGATAAGAATTTAATCAGTGATATAACCCAATTTAATCACAGGGTTAAAAATGGTATAATATATGGAACAGGAGTAAATGAAGAGGTTGCCATCACTGAAACAACTTTACTACTAACTGAATCCAGTGACTACCTGACAACTGAAACAGGGGATTATTTAATACTCTAATGGCTGAAATAAAGATAAGTGAATTACCGGAAACAACCACGCCTGGAGACAATGACTTAATTCCCATTGTACAGGGAGGTATTACGAAAAATGTAAAGAAGAGTAACCTTGTTACCGGAGGCGGCGCCTGGGGAAGCATTACCGGCACCTTATCTGATCAGACTGATCTGCAATCAGAGCTTAACAACAAGGTTGATAAAGTAATCGGTAAAGGTTTATCAACCGAGGATTACACAACCACAGAGAAAACAAAGCTATCCGGTATTTCTGCCAATGCCATCGCTTTAACTGCATTATCAGCCAGCTCTCCGTTAAACTACAACGACACTACTGGAGCTTTTACAATACAAGCCGCTTCAGGTTCGCAGAATGGTTATTTAAGCTCTACTGATTGGAATACATTCAACAATAAACAATCAGCTCTTTCATCCGGTGCCGGAATTTCAATTGTTGGTGGAACGATCGCCTGCACAATCACCAATAACAACCAGCTAACAAACGGATCAGGTTATATTACTGGAATCACCAGTGGAAACGTCACAACTGCATTAGGTTACACTCCATTTAACCGGGCTGGTGATACGCTTTCAGGTAGTGTTGTTTTGAGCGCAAATAATACCCATTCAATCGGAGGCTCAACACTTGCACTAACAGCAGCTTATTCCAGGTTACTCGCAGCAGATAACGCAAGCGGAACGGATATTGTCGGAACTGACCTGGTTATTCAGGCAGGTAAAGGAACCGGGGGCGGTGTACGAACAAGTACAAATATCAGCGCACTTGTAACACTTCAGGCTCCACAGATTGCGGCTTCGGGTTCTTCTGCTCAGACATTGGGTAATGTGATGTTAGTAGGTTGTCTGAATACGGGAACTGTCGGCTCGCCGACGAACTCAACTGGTATATGGTTAAATGCTACACCAAGTGACAATAATTATACACTGTTAAAAACAGGATCAGCACTATTTATTAACTCACCTTCCGGAACATTCAGTTTGCGGAATAATAGCAGTGACAGAATTATAATGCCTACAGGTGGCGGTGTTGCTATAAGCCAAAGTAGTACAATGACTTATAGGCTAACATCCGCAGGTTCAAATCAAACAGGTCACTTAGTCATAAATCCAACTGGAAATGCAGCAGCAGGTACATTTTCTGTTGCTGTTGATAATACCAATGGATTGTCATTTAATCGTGCTAATGGATCAAACGCGATCAGACGCGCTTCGTTTGCTCTGACAAATAACACTGACACAGCGGCCAGTGAGCTTTCAGACCTTGAATTAACATTGATCTCCGGCGGCTCATTTTCTCTATTCAGCAATATTTTATTTTACAACGGAGTGCCAGGGAGTAATCCGGCATCGGGCAAGATATATGTGTATTACGATTCAGGAGCGCTAAAGGCGCGTAGTTCAAGTGGTACAATAACAACAATAGCAGCATTATAATGGAAATAACAATTGAACAGGCATTACAGAACATTCAGAAAGCATGTGATGCATTCATGGGAACAAAGCAGGATCATGTGATTTTACAGGAATCAATCAAGGTAATAAAAGACAAACTCAATGCAGGAGAATCTTTACAAAATAGTTAATGGTCAGTTTCAGGTAAGCGCAGAAGGCTTATGTCCGGGTGTGGCTTTTACTGATGAATTCGACAACGATTTCGTGACTGTGTTTTCGAGATTCCTGGAATTTGATCACGCCGGAGAAAGGGCAGTCACTCTATACCAGAAATTCCTGATTGAAAAAGGTACTGGTGAATTGTTATGGAAAAAGGATTATTCTACCAATGTAAACGCAGATGAATACATGGGAGCCGATCCGGTTAATCATTTTTCAGAATTCGGGAAATTGTTTCAGGAGCCAGGAGCGGGAAGAGTTACTGAAATTCAGTTCTTCTTCAAAGTTTTAAATGGAGAATATCCTGGTGTTTCTTTGAATACATTCCACTTTCAGACTATTAAGACTTTAGAGGGATTAATATGATAACCCAATTACCAGACGGAACATTTAGAATTGAATCTAATCGAAACAGCACTATTGAGTTTCAGATCAGTTTTGCTGATGAGCTGGGGGATGGTGAAACAATTGCTGATTGGGATTTTAAAATAGTCTTAAAAAAGGATCGCAGGTTTTCAGCTTCGGTAATGACGTTAACAGTTGGTGCCGGCATAACGAAAGCCGATGATACAACAATAGTAATTTCTCCATCATTAACGCAGGTCAATATACCAGGAGGAAATTACCTCTTTGATATGAAGACAACTTACGCAGATGATACATGTGATTACGACAGATTTAAAGGCGTTTGGATAATTAAAGATACCTGTTCTCACGAATGATAATAACGCAAACAACCAGACCGATTAATCAGACTATTGTCCATGAGGGAGATACTATTGTACAAAATGTATCATCTCAGACAACTACGATTAATCAGGAAGTATCAGTTGGTGGTGTGACAAAATACTCATTCTGTACTGAATATTTCGATGATGGTCAAAGCGGAACATTTAACGGTAAGGCGAATTCAAAAGGAAACTATCTGTATGGGCTACTCGATGATTATACTGGAGAGAATACAACCTGGAAACGGGCTACAACCAAACCAGGTGGTTCAGCAATAACCGATGATGATATAATTCCTGGTATCGGAGTCTATCGTAAAAAAGGTAGTTATTACTATTTAAGAGTATTCGAACGAGCTAATTTTCTCTGGTGGAATCCTTCACTGGATGAAACAGTTGATAATACAGAGGTTTACGAACAGGCAAGATCTCAGGCTAAAAAATTATTTCTTCCTGAAGGACGTTGGAAGATTGATGTAATAGAAGATAATGCAGGAATAACAATTGAGGGGGTAAAGCCTTACTGGAATGGAGTAAATCTCACAGGTGGAACTGTTATTATCGGTAAAATATCAATAAGGGCAACTGGTGTAGAGGTGTATAATTTAGGTTTTGAAAACCTGTCTGTAGCAACCGGAAGTAATGGTATAGAGGTTAGATCAGCAACTCTTGTAGGTATTGAAAACTGCTTATTTAATGTATATAATCATGGAGTACTTATTGAGGAATACGGAACAACAGTTTCGGATATAACAGTTAAAGATTGTGATTCCTTTTTCGGAATTCATGGCTTTGTTTCTAAGGCAAAGCGAGTCAAGTTTATAAACTGCCGGTCATTCAATGCGTCTCAGGATGGATTTGCTTTGGTTTCTGATAATATAACCGGTGTCAGTGCACCTTCTCAATGTCTGGATAACTCTCTTACTGATTGTGAAGCACATGATACAAACATAGGATTCAATATTTATTCCAGGGATTATTTTTCTACAAACAACTCTAATAACATCACATTACGGGATTTAGTCCTGACGAATTGCAAAACCAGTAATGTTATAGCTTATGGTTATTCTATTGGAGACAGCTCTGCAACTCCAGCAGGCAGAACATATAATGATGTTAAGGATGTTTCAATTCTTGGATGCATAAGTAAAGCTCCTGCAACATGGCATATAAAATTCGGCAAATGTGATGGTGTAACAGTGGTTGGATCCAATCTTGGACCGATGGATAAAACAACGGACTCCAAAAACCTTAAGTTCCCAGGAAACAACAATGCATCAACTTCCTTTGGGGATGTTTCTTACAATGAAATACTGCAGGTTAATTCGGCTACACCTAATATTTCAACTGGTGAGACATACTTTGAAACTGCCAACACTGCCAGTACTGTAATTACAGCTATACAAGGAGGTAAAGTTGGTCAGGTTATTAAAATATTAATCAATGATGATAATACAGTCATTGCACGAAGCAGTAATCTTGAAATAAGCAGATATGTAAGGGGAACAGGATCATATTTAGAATTAAAACTAGCTCCGGCTGCTGATAAATGGGTTGAGGTAATAAATTACTCAGCTCAGAAAACTCAGTTTTGGCCTTATTCCACAGGAGTTTTTGAGATAGATTTTCGATATTCTGAAATTGCAACATCATATATAACTGGTAATATTACCCAGCTTACGTTTACCAACATGCTGAAAAACCAACCTTTCCAGCTTGTTCTTCAGGGTAGTTTACCAGCTGGTCACACCATAACCGGATGGGATTCTCGGATACTTTGGCTAAATGGCGCAGCTCCAGGACTTGTTACAGATTCAACCTTTCTGACTTTTGAGTTTTATTATGATGGGATAAACATTAGAAATATAAGCCGTCATGGAGATGTTCCACAAAGCAGATTATACCAATATGCAATCGGAAGCAACTCAGCTATCACAACCAATGATACTATTTACAGTGCATTTGGTAAGGTTCAGGCTCAGATCAATGCAAAGGTAAATCTGGTAACAGGAGTTACAAACTTCAACACACCTACAGGTCAGTGTTTTATTATTGGAGATATCACTGCTACCAACGGCCCATATACAGGGGCATTTTTTCAGGGGTATCAGGTAAGTGCTGGTAGTGGATATATTATTCAGACTTTATTTAATAACGATGGTGAAATGTTTACCCGGTCACAGATTAACGGAACCTGGGGAAGTTGGATTACAGACACACAATGGACAACACAAACACTCACATCAAATAATAATCTTGCGCCAAAAAATAGAAGTGAGATTTATTTAAATAACACTAATTCAGGAGCGCTGACACAAACTATGGCTTCAGACAGCAGAACAATTAACGGAGTACAGAAAATATTTAAAAATACCGGTTCTAACGGGTTAACGGTTGCCTGTGGGTCAGGTGTAACATTTGATGGTTCAAATGCCAGCATTTCTGTAGCTGCTGGCACCCATTTACACCTTGTTGCAACCGCAGCTAACACATGGGTAACTGTTTTAAAAATTTAATTTATGACACACAAATACATGGACGCACTTACCTCAACCAAGTTATGGTTGACAACTCATGGACTGGCAGCAATATCAGGTATTGCAGTATGGTTTCAGCCTGAAAATATTGGATATCTTGATAGTTTGTTAAGTGTGTTTTTAAAAGGAGTGTCAATTATTTCTTTTCTTCTTGCATGTACTTTATCACTGATTAAAATAATTCAGGCTTTAAAGGAATCAAAATGATAGTCACTGTACAGCGAAAATATTTAACACCTACTGAAACTATTGGTGAATTATACATTGATGGTAAATTTCAATGTTACACTTTAGAGGATACAAAACGAGATTCTAAAGTAAAAGGCAAGACACGGATACCGGCCGGAACCTATGCGCTCAAAAAAAGATATTCTCCCCGTTTCAGCCCTATTTATAAACATGATATGTTGTGGGTTTATGGAGTCCCGGGATTTGAATATATATTGATCCATCCTGGGAATACCGCAAAAGATACAGAGGGCTGTTTGCTTGTTGGGGAATTGATTGGCAAGAACTGTATTTTAAAATCAAGAGACACCTACAATAAGATTTACCCGATAATTTCAAAGGCAATCGACAAAGGAGAAGTAACTATAATTTACAAAGATGAAAACCTTAATTAAAAAGAACTTTCCTCATATTGCTCTTGGTATTCTGATAGCTGTGTATGAGTCTGCCAGTTACTTTCTGAACTTTGATTTTGTACCTAAGTGGTTAAAGGTGGTAATCGGAGTCATTGCCTTTGCTGGTCTTGTGGCGAAGAATTATAAAAAATGAGAATAATAATTGATTGGTTTACGTGGAAGAAGATATTTTTCTTTCTGCTCTTTCTTGCGCTGATTGTAGTTGTATTTTCCTGTTCCCCTGCTCGCAGGATGGCAATATTAAAAAAGAACCATCCAAAGTTGTTTACCACTGATACCACCTGGATAAAAGATACACTGATAACTGAAACTGTAAAGGCTGATACAGTATTTTCTTCGTCAGTTGACACTGTAGTAATACACAAGAACAACCTTACTGTAAAGTATATTCATACCCGGGATTCAGTGTATATCTATGGTGAATGCAAGGGAGATACTATTATCCGACAGGTTCCGGTAATTACCGAAAGAATCACATTTAAAGAAAATCTTCCCTCCTGGGTATGGCCGGTAATAGGAATACTTGCCGTAATTATTATTCTCCTCTTAATCCTCCGAAAATGACACAGGTACGCCCAAGACTTCCGGAATACTTTGAAAAGTACATACCACTTTTAAAGGAATTACCGGAACCCCAGTTAAAGAAATTACTTCTTTCAGAAGAGGAGTCACAAAAGAAAATTCACGATTCAAAAGTTTACCGGGTTTTACTTTTCTCTGATCCTCACGGCTGGCTGGCAGATCTTAAAGTCTTGAAGTGTATCAATGAAGTTTTGCAGGATAATCACTTTGACGAGGTGTGTATAAACGGGGATATAATGGATTTACCCTATCTATCCAGGCACCCAAAAAAGCTTTATGAAGACGGAATTTTAAAAGGGTATTCTGAGGTAGGGGAGATTGAATATACCCGGGAGCAGATCCTGAAACCTCTTAGACTATCCACAGATGCAAAGATCCGGGTAAGAATAGGCAACCATGATGAGCGGATAACTAAACCAAATTCATTAGGACAATCACAGGCTGAAAGATTAAATGTTCTTTACAAGGAATTAAAGACAACTGAATTTGATAAGATGTTAGGTTTGAATGATGGGTTTGTTTATGATCCATCAGACGTTTATACCTACTTTAATATATTCGATGTTACCCACGGATTAAGCCTTGCAAAGAACGCCAGCGAAAAGAACATATATGAGTATATGAGTTCCGGAGCAACCGGTCACACCCACAGATTAAACTCTAAATTCCTGACAAATAAAAAGGCTCCTTATGTATGGTTTGAATTAGGCTGCACCAGGATAGCTCAAGAAGTTGAATATTTACCAACTGGTAAAATAGCAGATTGGCAAAATGGATTTGTAACTGTAGACTTTGTAAAGGATGGAGATAAAACTGTTTTCTTCGGTTCTCCTCATGTTATTATTAATGGCCTTTGTAATTATAATGGTAAGATCTATGGCAAAATATGAGATACCAGCAGCCGATTACAGGATTAATGGAAGAGATTATAAACTGGCCAGCCTTGATGAATTACTGGATGAAATGAATCGTATAATGAATAAGAAACGCAAGAATTCCGACGATTACGAAAAGTACGATTTAATCAAGGAGGAGCTTGATTGCAGGAATAGAATTTAGTAAATTGAGGTTCATTTAAGAGCCGCCAAACTCTAACACATTGCAAAGTACCGGGCCTTCAATAGCCTGGTATTTTTTTATATTAAACCCCAAACCCACTCCACACCATTTAATACCAGCACAATTATTACCAACCATCCAATAAACTTACCCCCGTATTCTTCTAATTTTCTGTTTCTGATCATGGCCTAAATATAGGTTATTTTGGTTAACTTGGTATTATGGACGACCAATGGTATCAAAATTACATGCTACAGCTCAATGAAAATGTTGAGCTAAAGAAAAAGATTCAGGAACTTGAAGGTAAGTTAAAAGCGATACAGGAGATATTAACAGGGGAGAAACCGGGAGACACCACCTTCCAGCCGGGATCGAAATCTATCTGGCAGAAAAATAAGGAGGAACAGCAATGACAAAACAAGAGGTAATACAATTTTTAAAGGAAAATAAAGTTTCGCTGAATTATGGGATAGGAAGCCTCCCTGTATCAATAGGATTTCAAGAACATAATGATCATTTATCAGAGTATATACAAAAAAAAATGATGGAAATAATTGGCGGAATAACATTAGATGAGTGGCGTTCACCGGTGCCAAAGTAATCAACTGTCGCCATTATGTCGCCAAACCGTTATACAACCGTTATACTAAGCCTTTAAAATAGCAAAAGCCCCGGTAATATTGGGGCTTTCTTTTTACTGAAGTGATCCCGACAGGATCACATAATTATTCCTAATACCCCTATTAATCAATTACTTAACTTCGTTATACTTCTGTCTACGCTATAGTTTTTCCTTGTTTTCCGTTATACTTCCGTTGTACTTTTGTTTTCAAAATATATCCAAACTATTTCCCAAATAATTTCTTTTGGCTATATTAGTGTTATCAATAATAGTAAAAACAGCAACACTATATATCCATGAATCTAACCATTTTCAAAAATGAAGTTATCCCTGTTTATGAGACAGAACTGGGAAACAAGGTTGTCAAAGCAACTGAATTGTATCAATTCCTAAAAGTTAAAGAAAGGTATAATGGTTGGATGGATCGAAAGATGAAAGATCACCAACTTTCTGAAAATAAGGATTATTGCAATTTTACCGAAAAAACGGTAAAAATAGGAAAGGGTAGAAAAAAGAAGGAGTACCTTATAAAGCTGGATTCTGCAAAGAAAATAGCAATGGGTACAAATAATATACAAGGCAATAAGGTTAAAGAATATTTCTTGGCATGTGAAAGAATTGCTAAAAGAACTTTTGAAGCAGTTCAAAATATAGCCGACCATGGCAAAGTGTCAATCCAAAAGAAAAATTCTAAGGAGGTAAATTCTTACCAATATATGATTGGCGGGGTTGAGTCGGTAACAGAATATAATAGGCTATTGTGTAAGTCTTTTACCGGAAAATTCCCATCAGAGATTGTAAAGGAAGCAAAAGAAGCTGGTATGCCATCAAAACAAAGAACATCAGGGAAAGAAGTGTTAAGGAATACAAAGCCAGCTATTGCTTGTGCAATGTCATTTACTGATAATCTTGTTAAGATGGGTATGGATAAAGAACAGGCTTTAAAACTAACTACTGTTCATGCTGTAGCAATGTTTGAGGGATTATTGCAGGTTGGAGTAATACCAACAGAACTATCAAGATAAAACAAGAGATAACGATTTAAGAGTAACATTATGAAGGAGAAAGAAAAGCGAACCTGGTATTACATTACACCTCCACAAGGATTTGATATAGTTTGTCCTTGTTGTAATGGTAATAACCTTGCTTGGTCAGAATTTGTCGGTAATATATGGTGCTATGACTGTGAGAAGGATTTAGATAATTATCATAACCCAATGTCTGGGCCTGTTCCTATGCAGGTTGCTGCAATGCTTGGATTTAATTTTGATATCTACAACATGGAAACTCAAAAGGTTGAAAGGTATAATTTTGGGACAGAACAGTATGAATTAAGCTAACCCTTCCAATCGGAGGTGTTTAGATTCGGGAGCCGGACAGCATAGATCTGTACCGGCTTTTGCTTTTAACTTACCTTCATATAAACCGCTTTGTCTGCATGGTCTTTCAGCATGTCCTCCACATTCATTCCTAAATATGATCTTAGAGATTTTTCAGACTTATGGCCTGTAATCTTCATAATATTTTCAAGGTTCATTCCTAATCGTCGCCTTTGCGTTGCCCCTGTTTTACGTGCAACCTTTGAGCTTAAGTCTATCCCCCAATTAAGTTTATTTGAAAGCTCTTTTAACCACCTATTGAAGTACTGATCTGATATTTTCGGCAGCTCGCCATTGTACTTGTTAAAAATAAATACTGGCCTGAAATATAAATCATCTTCAAAGGGGATATAACAGAAAGAACTGGACTTTTGCCGCTTAAATACAATTACCTTTCGGTCAGTCCTGACTCCTTTGTCATAAGTTGCTACTGATTGAATCCAGCTTGAATTGTACCTGGCTTGATCTGATACACTGAAACAGGTAGAAATCATATTCAGGAATATATCCAGCTTCCACTGTTCGTCCTTCAGATCCATTTCCCACAGTAATAAGATCTGATCTTCTGTAAGGCTTCTTAGGTCTGGCTCAACTCTTGGTTTTTCAAACTTTTTATAAATCTTATCTACCGGGTATTCCTGCCAAAAAGCCCATTCAAGAAATGATTTTAACAGCTTAATATCCTGCTCCCCGAATGTACCTGGCTTAACCGGGTTTTCTTGATCTTGTAGTCTATACTTTCTGAATTTATTGTAAAAAACCTTATTGATTTTACTTATATCAAGAGGAAATTTTGCTTTCTTTTCAAACTCTCTAAGTGTATTCCCTAGGGAAACATAATGGTTTATAGTTGTTTTTCTCATTAATCCGGATTTTTTT